TTGGTGGACCTACTACGCAGCCACATCCTTGACAATAGAGAACGCTTTGAGAAGCACTTAGAGCTGTTCGACGACTGGAACGACTAACATGCCAAAGGTAATCGAAGGGGGTTTCGGGAAGAAGAAGCAGGAAGATCGCATCACGGTGCGTGACATGCTGTTCAAGTTACGCGAAGCGCTTGGGGACTTTGAAGAAAAGAACCCAGAGGTAGCGGTAGAGGCTGCTTGCGTTATCTTCATTGAAGACCGGGAGTTTGTGCTAGCCTCTAACGGCCTACACCCCGACACCGTTAACATGCTACTCGACCTTGGCAAATACAACCTACTGACTGGAGCTATGGGACATGCAGAAGAAGACTACGAAGGCCCCGTCCACTAACAGGCAGGAAGGCGGCAGTCACTACCAGCTACCTATCCAGCCCATTGAGTACATTTACAAAAACAAGCTGGGCTACATGGAAGGCAACGTCATCAAGTACGTCACGCGCCATGCAGACAAGGGCGGTGCTGAAGACTTGCGTAAAGCTATTCACTATCTAGAGATGCTGCTTGAGTGGAGGTATGGGGAGTGAAGAGTTATCTACACCGCGTCTTTCACGCCTTATCTGTACTTGCTAACGTAGTGTTCCTAAACGGATTGCCGTATGAGTCCGTATCGGGGCGCTGCCACCGCGAGGGCTGGGCCAAAGCGGAAGATGCACTGGACGATTTGTTCTGGTTTGATCCTAACCACTGTTACAACAGCCACATCAATGAACGTGTATGGGCAAGGGAGCTGACGAAGTGAGCTTTGAAGAACTAGAACAACTTGTAGCTGAATGGCACGACGACCGCAACCTAATCTTAGGCAGCAGCGACGCAGCACAAATGCACAAGCTGCTAGAGGAAGTGCACGAGCTGGACCAGGATGTCCATGACGGCTTTGACTTGCGGGATGAACTGGGCGACTGCTTGGTAGTGTTGATTAACATTGCGACGCGCAATGGATTTACGCTAAAGCAGGCGCTAACGGTCAGCTACAATAAGATTAAAGACCGCAAAGGACAGATGCGCCACGGCATTTTCGTGAAAGAGGAGGACTTATAGAAGAGCAATGCGCCCGCTACACGTCATGCGTAGCGGGCGTTGCGCTTTACTCAGAGGTTTCCCCGTCTAGCTTGTCAGAAATACCACGATAGAACGGACCAATCAAAGGCATTCTTTCAAGCGTTTCGTTAGGCACGATCTCTCCCTTCGTAAACAGATTAGACAAGTCTTTGCCTACGCCTTCCGCAACGGGAACCACAGGCACAAAGTTAGACGTAATCTGCTCATAGGGGTTTTGCTGGAACAAGTGCGCAGCGTACTGATTGCCGCCAAATGCGCCAAGCGTCGGGATAGACATCATCTGGTAAAACGCTAGGGCCGGTACGTTACCGTAGTCAGGAGACTCTAGTTTAGCAAGCTGCCGCGTTTCGTTTACCACACCGTACCCACCACCAGAGATCAAGAAGTACGCAAGCATGTCCTTCAGCGCCTCTTCTTTATTTCCTTGCTTAAGCTCTCCACCGACACGCTTACGAATAAGCTGTAGCTGTGTCATGGCAAAGCCTTTGAGCATATACAGAATGCGTGCGTTAGGAATGCTAAGCTGCGTCAAAGAACTACTTGCTGCGCTGATAGGCTGCAAGTCGGATAAGTTAATAGCTGCAAGCTGCTTAACCAATTCGTTGCTAGTTTCTTTGTTCTTTAGTGCTGCTTCAAGCTCGTTAAGCTCCGCAAGGTCAAACGTATTGCGCCACTTACTGCGCCACTTAGCTGGACTAGACGCAAGCTGGTTAAACTCTTTGCCCAAAGCAGCGGACATAATCTTACCTTTAGACCAGCCGTCCATTCCTCTAAAGCCAGAAGCGGTCATAGCAAAGTCTACAAGCTTCTGAGAACGTGACGCTGCCCAGTCCGCTAGCGCCGACTCAGTAAAAGAGCCATCTGCTTTCTTAGCTCCGTTAACAATCTCGCTATGAATCTGCTGCGCAATACCAACATCTTTAACGCTAATATCAAAACCGTTCTTTTTAGCAAGCGCTTGCATAGTTTCACGACGGCCATTAGCCCAAGCGCTGTTGAACAAATCGTGGAACTGTAGCGCTGCACCGTAAGGGTTGCCGATAGCGGATGCGTAGCCTACGTTACGAAGCGCTTGAAGCTCTTTAGCCATGCCGCGCTGACTGCCCCACACTACTTGGTTGTAAATCTCTACAGCATTACCAACAACTTCATCGCTGTAGCCAGAAGACTTAAGCTTTGCGCGGAGCTGATTACCAAAGAAGCCTCCACGTGCAACCTCAGCCAGCTCTTCCTCAGTGCGTGCGCCGCGTAAGCCCAGCACCTTGTTCATTTCGTTAAGCTGTGCGTGCGAGCGCATCCAGTAGTGGTGAGAGTCGATTGGGTTCATGATTGGGGCTTCAGTCCCAGCCTTGGATAGCCCAGTACCGTCAGCGTTTAAGCGCGCATTTTTCATCTTCTCCTTGGCGCTTACATCAGCAGTAGACAATCGTGCAGCTTGCTCGCTTGCTTTACGCTCTGCTTCAAGGGAACGCGTAGCCAAGTCTGCTTTGCTTTTTGAATCAGCAGCAACGGACATGTAGCCACGACTACGCTTAACACTTTGTGTGCCTACAGCAATGTCGTTAAGCAAGCTCTCTTGCTCTTTAATAAAACGACGATAGCTATTAAACAAAACGTTGTCGTTCAACTCTCGCTTAACGGCACGCAATGCTACGGCACGCTGCTTAGGCGCAAGATTTGGATTAGCATAGTCGGCCATTGCGTTTTTAAGCAAGTCGTTCTTTTCGGCAACGTCCCGCAGCTCAAACATCTTGTTGCGCGTAAACAGCTCATCAACTTTATTAATGACGCGTTGGCCGTTAATAGCACCGCGATTCAAACGCGCACCAAACTGTGCGCTTACTTTCTTTGCAGCATAGTCTTTAACAGGCTGAAACAACCGATCAAACTTATCTTTCACTTGCTCAAACGCAGGGCGCATAGACGTAAGCGTCTCGCCTGCAACGTCGCTAAGCTGATGAATAGTATCACGCCCAGCCTTTGCTAAGTCAGGCGACACAGCCTCTACGGCCTTGTACGCCACCTCTCCAATATCGTCCGCTACTTCTTTGGTCTTAATAGCCGTAGACTTAGCAGCCGTGTTCAAACGATTTACCACGCCACTAGACAGCTCGCCAATGGTACGGCTTTCCGGTGACGTGCCGCGCACTAGCGATCCACCAACAGCGCCAGCAGCACCGCCCAGGCCAGCAATCAAGGCGTCTTGCATAGTAAGCGAGTCGATGCGCTCCCCAATATCCCCTTCCTTCTCGTTGAGAGCGTACGTACCACCCTCTACAGCGCCCACAGCGGCCCCTGCAAGGGCGTTAGAAGCACGAGTAGTACCTGCCTTGCCTGCTGCCGCTGCGGCCTTGCTAGCGCCCATGAGAGCCGCCTTACCGGTAGCTGCTCCAGTAGGCAGCCCAGCAGCAACTTCAAGCCCAAGCGCAAGCTTAGGGTTTTGCTGCTCAAAGCGCTTCTCAACGTCACGCTGCTGGGCCACAATGTTTTCATAGGCACGCGAGAAGTCGCCGCCATATAGCGACGCCTCTTCACCAAACAGCCCCGCAACACCAACATCAATGCCAGCACGCATAGCTGCTGCGGCTTCATCACCAAAGCCAAGCAGCAAGCCGTCAAGAATCTTAGTGCCTGCGCCTTGAATGTCCTCGGCGGTAGTCGTAAGGTCTTGCTCTTGCATATTGAGGGCCGCCAAAGCACTCTCTTGGTCTGGAGCGGTAACCTTAAACGTCTTGCCGTCAACAGTGATTTTGTATGTTGGCATTATTACTCCGTAACTTCTTCAATAGTTACTTCTTTGCCGTCTACGTTTATAGTTTTAACGCCGCGTCCTTCGTTATAAGAATCAACAGCGTTCTTTGCCCAGCCCCATTCTTGCCAAATGCTTTGGTCTTTCTTGCGCATTTCAGCAAGAAGAATCTCTTTAACTTCTGCTGGGTTCTTTACGCCAGAGGCGCGCACTAGCGCCGTAATATCAGCAAGCGCTTCTTCGTCGCTAAGAATGTCGTCAGCAAGGTCTTCTACGTCTTTATCAAAAATGTCAAACCATTCAGAGCCTTCGCGCTTAAGCGTACGCAACACTCCAGGCACAAGGTCTTTCACTACACCGTCTGCAAGGGTGCGCTCTCTTTGCTCAGTGCGTACCTTAGCAGCTTCAGACTGCGCACGCTGACGCAAAGCAATACGCCCACGCGGGGGATTAGACTTCCACGTAGCTAGTTCGCTAGTTGATACGCCAAGCTCAGTAGCCAGTGCCGTTTCTTCAGTGGTCCATTGCCCATTTTCTGCAATCTTAGCTTCATGCTCTGCCATTTTAGCTTCGTATTCTTGCTGTCCCAATTCGTAACCACGGACTATATCGCCAAACCCGCGAGCTTTCAAATCATTCTTTACTTCTTCAAACCGTTCTGGATTATCTGCAGCAGCTTCTAACGCCATAGTTCCAATTTGTCGTTGATTTGAGCGGCTAATTGCTTCTAAATTTTCGCGTTGTGTTTCTAACGCATTGTATCCAGACTGTACTTCACGACCCATGTCCATAGTTTGCGTAGGGTCTAAGCCAAACTTAGTCGCTGCTTCGTTAGCTGCATTTTGTAATACAGCAATACGCTGCCGCTTAAGTTCTTCTGGCATTGCGGGGTCATTCATGGTAGCCGTCATTGCTTCTTGAATTTTAACAATGGCGGCTTGGCCTTGCTGCGCACGCTGCGCTTTCTGCTGCTTGTCTACAACAATAGCTTGATCTGCAAATGCTTTTTGCTGCGCTACGTTTCCAATCTTTCCATAAAACTGTGATTGACGTTGTAGCGATAACGGGTCTGAAACATCTACGTTAGGACGAAACGTGGTGCTAATCGGCGCCATCAAGCCCTGACCCGCCTGCCCCATGCTTCCAATCGTTCCGCCAATCTGCGACAGCATTCCGCCAAGACTGGCGCTTGCATCTCTACCTGCCATTTGCTGTCTCCTTAAATACCCAAGATGCCTTTGAGTTCATCCCAAAAGCTGGTTCCCGGTGCAGTGTTAGCGCCAAGGCCACGAATAGCATTCATACCGGCGCCAAACAAATTACCAAAGAGCTGGCTTGCTGCGTACTCTGCGTTGATTTGCGACTGCAGCGCACCCAAGCCAAGCTGTGAACCGTAACCTGCTCCGGTAAGCTGACCAGTTTGTGCCAGCTCTGCCTGCCCAGTGCCAAGCTTAAGCGCCTCAAGCTGCTGCTGCATTGGGCTAAACGCCGTAGTGTAGCCCTGAAGGCCAAGCTGACCAGCCACGTTAGCTGCTTGCGTCTGCGTCTGCGCTTCTTGCTGTGCTTGCTGCATAGCCTGGAAGGCTGCCGCATTGCTTGCCTCAGCGCGTGCACGGGCCATAGCAGCATCCTCAGCGGTGCCACCGAACTGTGCGCCACGCAGTCCGCCACGTCCCATAGCAAACTCACGGGCTTGCTGTGCGGCCTGTGCGCGGTCTAGCGCTGGGTTCTGCATAGCCATAGCGCGTTCAAAGATTGCTTGCTCGCGAGCCGCAGGAGTTTGCATTGCCTGCCCTAATGCCGCCTGAGCGCCCCCATAGAGCTGCTGACCGCCTTGCATTAGACCCTGCTGTGGCCCTACGCCTAAGTCCAAACTCCCCGTAGGCGCTACTGTAGAGCGTCCTAGGCCCGTCTGTACGCCATAGCCACGGAAAGCTGATTGGTCTTGTAGCTGTTGACCAAGCGCTTGCATCTGTTGTGCGCCAGTACGGCCAGTCTGCCGAATATCCTCAGCCATTTGGTAGCCAGCAGCAGCGCTACCGGCACCTGCCAGCAAATCAAAAAGGCTCATTTAGATAATCCTCCCAATAAGGGTCTGTACGTTAATCTCTTGAAGGCTGAACGTGTTACCGTTTACTTCAGTACGGAATCCAATAATCACAGACTCACCGCTCCCTTTAGCGTTAACACGATAGCGGCGGACAGTCGTAAGGCCGGGACCGTATTCGTCGTCTTGGTTAAAGTATGCTACGTTATATAGCGCAGGCGCTTGAGCTGCAATCGTCAAAGCTTTCGTATAATCAAGGCGCCCGCTATAACCCCAACCCGCATACGCTTGAGCGTCCGTTAGCGTAGACACAACGGTGAAGTCAATCTGCTTAATAAACTTAGTGTTAGCTGGTTGACCAAACGTAAACGAATTAGACTCGTACTTAAACTCAAACGGTTGGTTGTTATAATTCAAGCCGTCTTCGTATAAGAAACAACCGTAGTTGCTAGCACTACTTGCAAGCAACACGCGAGCCTCGCCGTCAATCTCGTAGTACATGGCACGCTCCCAGACCGTATTGGTCCAGCGCGTTACCTTGTTACCACCCGTTACGCTAGGCGCTCGCATCTCAATCGCAAAGGCTTGTAAGTCGTTACTAAAGTTAACAACCGTTAAGTTTTCATCAGGCCAGTAGGACAGCGAAATGGTGGTCTTGTCAGCCGTAAGCGCAATGATGTCCGTAATGTCGCGGCGTACGTTAGAAGTCAAATCATTAAGCGGTGCAGACTTTTCTTGGATGGTGCGGCCAATAGAGCGCACACCGGAGTCGTCTACAAACAGAACGTCAGAGCCAATGTTAGCAATGGCGTCACGGTTTACGCAGCCAATACCGCTAATCGTATCAGCCAGTACAATGCCGTCATTGCCTGCTGGATCGCCGCTAGCAGCGTTGTTATACACCAAAATAGATTGACGCCCCATGATAAACAGAGCGTTGTTATGCGCTACAATCCCTACGATACGGTCAGTGCCACGCGGCCAGTATTCGTTAATGTTAAGAATACCGCCAGTGTTTTGCGCATCGGCGGGCACAGCGCGTCCATCGTACCACTGCGTAGCAATGAGGAGGTCGCTGTAGTAAATTGTTTGGTAGTCGCCGTCAACACCACTAACCCACAAGCGCCCGTAAGCGGCTGTAGCTACGTCACCGTTAATAACTGCGGCAAGGGTGCCGCTGTCGTCTTGCGGCTTAATGTAGTCTACGTCATTGGTGCCCGTAAACAGCTTGACAATAGTGCTGCCGTCGTATTCAAGGCATTCATTGCCAGCGCTAAAAACATATAGCTTGTCGTTAAAGCTAACAATCTTAGCGTCAGCCAAAGCGCTGTCGTCAATAAGCGTTGGATAGCTAATCTCATCTAGCTCGTACACAGGGCCAGAGCTAGTGGTAAGCTTGCAGATAAAGTAGTCGTCTTGTAGCAAAGAGCCAGAGGCGTTATATTGATACACACCAACCGTAGCTAGCACGTACGTAACGCCGTTGATGTCGCCATTGCCTAGGCGGTGCGTCTTAATCTGCGTGTCCGCTACGCCAGCCGCTGCGCTATACGTTACGTTAACCGCAGTGGTAAACTCCGTCCACGGCTTGCGCGAACCAATACGACCAAACTTATCCACAACAGCATTGTCGGCCACAAGCGCAAAGCCAGGGTCTTGCTGAAGCGGAGAGTCTTCCGTATTCAGCCCTTGGAACCCCGGAGCGCTAACCGTAATGTTCTGTTGTTGCTGCGCCATTACACAGTCATCCAGATATTGTCAAGATCGTTAAGCGAAGAGTCCCACGCAATGGCGTCGCTAAGGTACGTACCGGCCAGCGCAAACAACTCTGCTGCCGTTTGACCGCCCACCTCGCCACGCTCACGTGCTGCCATAGCTAGCGCTGTGTACACAACAGGCTTACCAGGTACAAGCAATACGTCAGCCTTGTTGCTAAGTTCTGCTTGACGCTTAAAACCATATACGGTGTAGTTGTATACGGCGTCAGGCTGCGGGAATAGTTGTAGCTGAATGTCGCCGCTAGCGTCAGTACCG